CCCAAATCGTCTAATATGATTTCATCAACAGGAGATAATGAAATGTCCAAGGAAGTTGTGAAGAACTACACCGCCGCTCAGGAAGCTGAACTCGAAGCCGCTGGCGTGATCGACAACGATCTCGCTCTCGAATTCGCCGCTAAGTTCGGTAAGGACGTCCGCTCGATCCGCTCTAAGGCGGTTCGCATGGGCATCTACAAGGCTAAGGAGAAGGTGTCGAAGACCGGTGGCAAGATCGAGTCGAAGGAAGCCATCGTGGCTGACATTGCCGAGCTGGTCGGCAAGAACCTCGACGGTCTTGAGAAGGCCCCGAAGCTGGTCCTTCAGACCCTGCGCGCTCGTCTGAGTGCGTAAGTAACACGGGGGCGCGAGGGAGTAGATAACTTCCACACCGCCCCCGGAAGTTGCAGTACACGACCGGATTCACCCTAGAGCCTGTTATTCACCCGCGGACGGTTTAGTCCCTTGTAACAGAGCCTACGACGGATCGGCTTAGTACGAAATTAGCCTGCTACAGTTGTCGCTGTAGCAGGCTTTTTTGCGTCAGGCGCCAAAATTATAGTGCAAAATCTAGTGAAAGTCAAGACAAATCTTTTTTATGCGGAGATTAAGGTAGGTTAATCTCCGCAAACGGTTTAACCAAGCCTGCGAACTTCGTTCGCAAGTCTGCTTAAGCCAAAGGCGCCAATTATAGTGGCAAATCAACACAAAGTCAAGTAAAATTTTAATAGCACCTGGGCATCTTCGTGCCAGGCTTGCTGAAAATTTGTCTTGATTTTCAATGCTTTACCTAGTATAGTATAACTTCAACAGAGGCAATGATTTTTTCCATTTTAAGGAAGGACTTTTAACCATGCGCGCTACTAACATTCGTGAAGACATTGAAACCGTACTTCGTCAGCTGGCGATTGCTATTCCTGACGTTTTTCTTAACTACGACGTGAACCGGGTCGAGCTTGTCGTTGACGACGTAGATCGTCCGGCTGTTTGGGACATTGTTTTCGTCGAGTCTGAGGAAACTGAGCTGGTTATTGGCGAAATCGTCCTTTTGGAGGATTTTACTGCATCTTTCGACATTTTCGACGCAGATTGACGTTAGTTTGAGATAATTCTGGATTATTAAAGATTTAGCCCGCTGAACACGTTTCAGCGGGCTTTTTTGCGCTCAAAATTTGAGGCGCCGGCAAAAAACTTTTGATTTTTAAGCCGGGAGCTGCACCTGCGGCTAACTTTTGCGGTGGAAATCAGATTTTTCTGCTAGTGGAAATTTGACGTAAACTGTGGACAAAATAATAGCCCACTACAGTTAAGTAGCAGGCTAAGCGACTTCGTCGCTATAATAGTAATCTAATAGTGCTAGAGTAATGCTCAAGCGGGCTAGAGTGGGCTGACGCGCGACTAGTATAGTAAGGACAAGTTTACCCTCAGCGTAGAAGAAACCAATAAAAGTTTAAAAACAAGTAGGAACAGTTGTTGACCAACAAAGAGAGTCAAAAAGTTGCTTCGATCGTTACAGTTTTAGTAGACGGATTTCCAGTCTTGCTATTTGATACAAGCTTTCAAACTTCGTTTGACAGTTAGTATAAAACTTCAAACTTCGTTTGAAAACTTAGCAGTTTGCAGTCCGATGTGACAGGAAGGTTCACGTTCTCTCTTTCATCCTAGACTTAGATTAAGCGTTCACACGGAGTGTTCACTAATCCAAGTCAGAAGAGAGAACTCTTCCTGTCACTCGGTAATCCCTCATAACTTATATTAGTATTATATACCACCGAAAGGAAAATGTAAAGAACTATTTTTCCTAGGTATGGTTTTAACCTATTAATTCTTTTAATTTAGCTTCTACCGCTCTAGTTGTTCTGCCTAGTTCATAGGCGATTTTTCTATTAGAATTGAATTCTTCCTTTAGCTTTAGTAGCTTTTCTACCTCTTGCTCGGTCCATCTTTCTCTAACTTTGGCCTTACTAGCAAGTCTTACTCTAACCGCATCTTCACTACGATTGAGTCTAAGAGCAATCTCTCTACCAGTAAAGCCCTCCATTCTTAGCTTAACGAGAAGCGCATCTTCCTCTGCTGTCCATCGCTTAGCCATTGATGAATTCTTCTAGTCTAGCGTGAAGTGCTTCGGCCGCTGCCATTATGCTCTGCTTGTCCCTCTTTCTATAGGCTATAGCGATCTCTTCGCAGTAATTCATATCCCACGGAAATGGAGAGATTCGCTGACCAATAGCATAGTATAGTTCTCCACCAGTAAAGGCTTCCGAGAGTCCAAAGTCAGTGGCAATTCTATCTTTATAACCGTACTTATCTTCTAGTCCTGGTTCAATTGCTGGACTCTTCTGGTTGTTTCTCTTACGAAATCCTAGCTCGTGTGAGAGACTTAGCACATACTTCTCATCTTCAGTGAGAATCTCTATTGCATTAATAACTGGAGGTAACGTAGGCTGTTGTGGTTCTTCTGGAGCAACCCAAATGTACCCTTCTTTCTTCATCTTGGGCCAGATTGAGGAGGGCTTTCTAAAGGGAATCTTAGTAATTACTTCATCTAAAATCTCTTTAGTAACTTCCTTCTCTTGGGGAAATAGAGCAAGCTCTTCATCAGTCCATTTCTGACCGTGCATTGGGTATGGATTATCCTCTGTAGCTTCCAGTGGTTCAGTAGACTTTACCCATACATAACCAAGAGACTTCATCTTTCTCCAAAGCGTATTCTTATCCCGACCTAGCTTATCTGCTAGTGAGTGTAAAATCAATTTGTCTACTTTCATTTCAGTAGGAAACTGATCTAGTTCTACTCTAGTCCAGGGCGCTGGTGCTTCTTTAGGCTCAGGATCCCTGCTTAACTGTAGAATCTTAGCTTTAATCGCCCCCTCTGTTCTATCGGGCAATAGCCTTCTTAACTCGTCAATATCATTCGTTACTTTCAGAGCATCTAGCTCTGCCTTACTCCATCTCTTACCAAAAACTGCCATAATTACTCCTTATTCTGTTTATTTTGAGCACTTTTGCTCTCATGAACACAATATAATACTTTCGGGACTGAAAGTCAAGAATTATTTACCCAAGCTCCAACAAAAAGCCCCCAGCATTGCTGCCGAGGGCCTCATGTTATCGTAGAATAAAACCAAGTGAGCTAAGTCGAGATTCAATTGCACCCGAAGTACGCTTGATACCGAAACGCTCATAAATCAGGCTCATAATATTATCAATAGCAATACCTCTATTGGCTAGTCCAATCAAATAGCTGTCCTGAAGCGCGTCCCACATGTAGATACTGCCCTTCTTTTTAGAAGGGCATAAGCTGCTGGATCGCAAGGAATCTCGCTACAGGGATTAATTGCACTAGCATACACAGGTTTGCCATACAAGTAGTAAATCGGCTTCTGTTGCTCGCTTCCCATAAGCTCCCGAATGGTCTTCTCAGGAAAGAACTTCGCCCAACGTTCTAGTGGTGCCTTCTGCTCACGAAGTTCCTCGATGAGTGCTAGTTCTGAGTTCTTAAACATTACGAAATTCCTTTACTGCTGCTAGAATATCTTCATAGGTGTAATTTTCATCGTCCATCGAGTAAAGCAAGTCTTGGGCCAGATATTCATCCTCTAGATCTTTAATTTCAGCCTCATAGCCATTCTCGTAGGCATTACTAATCATTTCGACTACAAATTCATACACTGTCATTTCTCATCCCCAATGCAATTCGAGCAATTTCCTGCGACTCTTTTACTAGTTCGACGGCCTCGTTAAAGCAGTATTGCAACTCCGCGATCTGCTTTTCCGCTTCCTTAAGCTGTGCCTGCAATTCAGCAATCGTCTGACTATAGTTCAATTCCCAGCGCTGTGTTTCAATCGCTGCCATTTCATCCTCAATGCTCATATTGTCCGTCTCCAGTGCTGCACGGGCATTGTCGCGGCGAGCAAGAGCGGCATCAAACACAAGTCGCGCACCCTCCCGAAGCCTTGGCAACGCAGCCGCTAGAGCGCGGCTTGCGGCCCAGTATGCGTCCTCCGCCTCCAACGCCTCCCGCAGCTTCACCTCTCGGGCCTCTGCTGCTGTGGCGCGGGCTTCGGCGGCTTCCAACGCTTGCGCGGTGTGGAATAAATCATCTTCAATCCTGCCCATCACTTCACCCCCAGCGCTGAGAGGGCGGCGCGAAGTTGGGCAGCGGCGCGATGCATGTCACCTGCCGCGCTTTCGCCCAGCAATGGTGCCGCCGCATCTAGCTCCTCCGCTCCCACTCGCATGGCCTCCACCGCCCCATCGTCGATCAGGACGAGCTTGCCGGTGCGGTAGAGGTCGGCCCACTGCCGCATGGCCGTGCAGTTCTTCTCGCCTTCTCCGAAGATCAGGCGGATTTGCCAGACGCCGTTTTCGACGCATTCAAGCAGCAACGGCAATTTGCCAGCCCATTCCGCCCGATCCAGCTCGGCAAGTGTTTTATTTGTCATACTAAATCTCCCTCTTCGTTGCCTCATTCTATATAAAATCTAGTATAAAGTCAAGTCCCATTTTTTAGATCTTGACAATAGACCCAAAATTGTGTATAGTGGACTCATAGCAGATAGACTGCTATGTATTTTTTGCAAGGAGTTTGCAATGTTTGACCTTCTAGTTTTTATTGGCCGGTTTCAGCCTTTTCATATGGAACACAAGCGCGTGATTGATATTGCGCTCACTAAGGCGAAGCATGTTCTAGTGCTTGTAGGCAGTTCGGGTAAGGCTCGTACTGTGCGAAATCCGTTCACGTTCGAAGAGCGGGATAGAATGATTCTTGATTCGTTTAGTACTGAAGACAGTGCTCGAATCCTTGTCAAGCCGCTTCGGGACAAGACCTACAACGACTCTGCTTGGATCAAGCAGGTGCAGGACATTGTGACACAGACTGCGATTGATCTGCAAAATCCAGGAGTTAACCTTCACGGTACTGGCCGTGTGGGTCTTATTGGTGCATCCAAGGACAACAGCTCTTACTACTTGAAGCTGTTTCCTCAGTGGGAATCTGTAAATGTTCCTATCGAGCATGAGGTTCACGCTACTGATCTTCGTAATCAATACCTCGAAGAAGATTGGGATAGCCTAATTAATACTGTTCCTTATGGAACCGAGGATGTTCTAGAAAAGCTTAACTTTAAGGACGATATCGAGACGCTTCGTAAGGAGTACTGGTTCGTTGAGAAGTACAAGAAGGCGTGGGAAGCCGCTCCTTATCCTGTGAAGCATCTGACCGTCGACGCAGTGGTTGAGCAATCGGGTCACATTCTGCTAGTAAAGCGTCGCTCGGAACCGGGCAAGGGCCTGTGGGCACTTCCTGGTGGTCATCTAGAAATGGATGAAACGCTGCAAGACGGAGTAATTCGAGAACTGCGAGAAGAGACTGGAATCAAGGTTCCAGTGCCTGTTCTTAAGGGCTCGGTTCACGCAACTCATATGTTCGACGATCCCTATCGCTCGAATATCGGTCGTGTCGTAACTTTCGCAAGCTACATCAAGCTCGCGGATGATACTTCGCTGCCGAAGGTAAAGGGTGCTGACGATGCTGAAAAGGCCCGTTGGGTTCCCATTAGTGAGATTGCGGAGGACAAGTTGTTTGACGACCACTACCACATCATTCAGTATTTTCTGGGGCTTTAATCATGTTTGTAGAAGTTATCAACGAAATCATTGAAGAAATGGGTCTCTACAAAGACGAGGAGTATTACGACCTAGCCGAGAAGATTGTTTGGGAATGTGTAAAGCTAGTACCAGAAACTAGCAAGGGTGTAATCCTCAAGCATTTTGGAATTGTTCATGGTTAAAGTAGTAGGTAAAGACGAGCGAGCAGTAAAGCGAATCACTTGTAAGTCGTGTGCTAGTATTCTAGAGTACACGCTTACTGAAGTCTGGTCTCGTCATGGTACAGATTATGGTGGCGGGCCTGATGGAGAAGAGTGGGTGGTTTGCCCTAGCTGTGGTAATAAAGCAATTATCAGGAGTTGGTAAACAATTATCTTGATTTTCAAGGCAAATTTTAGTATAACTAAGGTTCAAGGATAGACCTGAACCTAATTTAATAGAGGAGTTCTATTATGCATAACATTATTCTTAATGCTGACAGCTACAAGTACAGTCAGTTTAACCAGTACCCAGAAGGTACTGAATACGTCTACAGCTACATCGAGAGTCGTGGTGGTAAGTATGACGAGACCGTGTTCTTCGGTCTTCAGGCGTTCATCAAGCAGTACCTCGTTCACCCAATTACTTGGAACGATATTGATGAAGCCGAAGCTATCATTCTAGCACATGGTGAGCCTTTCAACCGTGAAGGTTGGGAGTACATCATGGAGAAGTACGACGGCTACCTGCCTGTTGAGATTAAGGCCGTGCCTGAGGGTACTGTCGTAGGAGTACATAACGTACTTGCTACGATTATCAACACTGACCCGAAGTGCTACTGGCTCACTTCGTTTCTAGAGACTGCGCTGCTTCGTGCGGTGTGGTATCCCACCACTGTGGCTACCAACAGCCGCGAAATTAAGAAGGTAATTCTTGATGCACTTGAGCGTACTGGTACTCCCGGGGACATTTCTTTTAAGCTTCACGATTTTGGTGCTCGTGGCGTTAGCAGTCTTGAGTCTGCTGGTATTGGTGGTGCCGCCCACCTTGTTAACTTCGCTGGAACTGATACTGTCGAAGCTCTTCTTTTTGCTCGGCGTTATTATGGTGCTGACATGGCTGGTTTCAGTGTTCCCGCTATGGAACATAGCACTGTAACTAGCTGGGGCCGCGAACACGAAGTTGACGCATACCGTAATATGGTCAAGAAGAATGGTGTAGTTGATGGTATTGTCTCGGCAGTATCTGACAGCTATGACATTTACAATGCTTGCAAGCTCTGGGGTACGGAACTTAAGCAGGATATTCTTGATAGTGGCGCAACTCTTGTAGTTCGTCCTGACAGTGGCCATCCAGCCAGCGTCGTGCTTGACTGTGCTATGATTCTCTCTGAGTACTTTGGCACTACTGTTAATGAAAAGGGCTTTCATGTTTTGAACAATGTTCGCATTCTTCAGGGTGACGGCATCAATATCAACAGTATCCGAGAGATTCTAGATTATCTGGAGTCTGCTGGATTTAGTGCTGACAACGTAGTGTTTGGTCAGGGCGGCGCGCTGCTTCAGATTGTCAACCGCGACGATCAGAAGTTCGCTATGAAGTGTAGCGCTATTCGTGTTAACGGTGAGTGGAGGGACGTATACAAGGATCCGATTACTGATCCTGGTAAGCGTTCTATGAAGGGTCGTCTCAAGCTCGTGAAGGATGTTGACAACTACATCACTGTTACTGAACATGACAAGATGTTCTATATCTTGCACGACGAACTTCGGACTGTATTCATTGAGGGTAACACTCCACTTGATCAGACTTTTGCTGAGATTCGTGAACGAGCACAAATTTAACTAAGCCTAAATAGGGGGTTGACATCTTCGTGTCAATCCCCTATATTATGAGCATAAGGAGACAGAAATGAAGCTCACACTTAAGCAAATTCAGCATATTAACCGGGAAGCCGAACTTAATGATCGTATTATTAAGAGCCGGCCTACACAAGGTGTATACAGTATTATTGCTCGGCAAGAGGCCCTTCGTCTTATCATTGAACTCGCTAACATTAAGGACTAAACATGCGTAAGATTATTCTGCGGGGTTCCGCTAAGACTGTCGGCACTAACTTCGCCGAAGCTGTTCTGTTTGAGACTGGTACTCCTGACTCTGCTCTGGATGAAGCCTGCTGGTATGCTGCGATTGATAACGCAGCTATGTACGGCTGGGATTACGTCGATAGCTCTTGGGAGCCCGAGAGCGAGGATGAAGATGAGCAGTACGAAGAGTGGGATCGCGTTTGCACTGACGATCAGCTGAACTACTTCTGGGAAGAGTATAACGGTGAAGAGCACGACTCTATTCGTATGGGTGGTGGTTCTTTCGAGGAAGACTTCGCCTTTCAGATGGAGCGTATGAAGTGATGGATCAGTATCCTAAAGTGGAATGCAAAAACCGACTAGCAGCCTGTGTTCGTAATCCTGATGGTCATTTACTCATGTATACAGTGCAGAGTACTATGGCGCAGGTAGAGGAGTATCAAAAAGAGAATAATCCTCTATGGGAAGACTGGAAACGAATTGGCTGTCATATTGTTCAAATTAAAGTAGATCTATATGATTGCTATTGGACTCGTAAGAATGCTTTTGAGGCAACCAATGTTTAATCTACTCAAACTCTTTCGCAAGCCCAAGTACGTCTGGCGCAACAAGGATCATGACATTCCTGTAGAGTTTGTAACTCTTGCAGGAGTCGTGAACGACGTTGTGTATGCCGAAGTAAAGTACGAAGGCCGGCACTCATATGTGCCTAGGAACGAACTATATCGTGTCTAAAGACTACAGACTGGCAGAATACCACAATCATGACTTCTCTGAAAGTCGGTTCGAAAGAGCCGACTTTCTTGGTGCAATTTTTACAGACTGCGATTTCTCCGCAGCCGACTTCACGCGTGCCTACATTACAGGTGCGCGCTTTGAGAACTGTGACTTTACCTATGCGAAGTTTCACGGAACCTACTTCTTCTCTAGTCAATTCAAGAACTGCAACTTTACCTGTGCAGAAATGAAAGACGTGCTTCTTTCAACCGTAGACTTTACAGGCTCTAGCTTTATTAACGTCGAGTGGCAGGGTACTCTCATAAACTCTCCTCCGTTACTAGTGCAGGGCATCGAATATCCTCTTACAGTGCTAGACAATGGCCATATGCAAGTAGGGTGCGAATTTAACACAATCGACTTTTTCTGGAAAGCTGATGAAAGACTCGCTGCAAGTGGCGAAGGGCTTCGAGCGGCTAAGTTCTGGAGAAGAAACAAACAATGGATCTTTCACATGTTGAAAGACAGGGGATATTATGTATACACTGAAAATTGAGGCAGTAAACAACGAGTTTCTGCACGCTGTGCAGGCTCTCGTACAGGAAAGTAAACTTTGGAGTGTTGACTTTGAGTACTCCGTCTATAGTACTACAGTAACTCTTAGTACTATGAGCGTACGGGCACTAAAGCATCTAGTGGATATTCTAGAGTCCGAGAAGTTTATGCAAGAAGATGTAAAAGAATATATGGATAGAGTGTTCTCATGAATTATGCAATTATGGTAAAGCTAGGTGAAGATTGGAACTACATGTGCGAGGGGCCTATTGAGAATCTTCGAGTAGCAGTCATGAGCTTAGAGGATGCGGAAGAGGCTGTAGAGGCGTGGAAGCAGTATGGTAACGAGCAAGATATTAAGATTGTTGAATACAATCCTTGACTTTGAGTGCTCATTCGATTAGAATGGCTACATAAGGAGAGAAACCATGATTAAGAACTTCATCACTGTTACTGAAGGTATGAGCGGCTTTTTCGCAGTGCATATGTGGCTGAACGAAGAAGAGGACTTTGGTCCCTTCTGGGAGCCTTATGACACTGGCATGGGTCGCTACGCGACTCGTGAAGAGGCCGAGGTTGAAGCTCGTCAATGGGCAGAAGAAATTGAAATGGAGTACAGAGCATGAGTCCCGATGATATTGATAGTATAGCTGTAGATCTACATGATCTACTTATTAATAAACTTGGATGTTGTCTAGATGAAGATGATGATTTTCAGATCATCCATGAGTTTCTAGTAAATAATCTAGATAAGTTTACAACTCGTGATAGGAACTACAACTAATGAAACTTTGGCTTATTTCACAGTCTGAAAATAACGGCTGGGATACTTTCGACTCGGCGATCGTTGCCGCAGAGACGGAAGAAGAGGCACGTTATATCTATCCAGATAATTGGGATTTGGGTACTAAAATCTGGAATGGGTCAAAGTGGCTCTGGCATCTAGAAGATGGAAGAGTTCTTGACTATTGTTCGAGTTCTTGGACCTCACCCGATCATGTAGAAGTTCAATTTCTAGCGGATGGCTATGATGGCCCCGCTGGCACAGTTCTAGGAAGTTTCAATGCCGGATAAGCTTATTATTGATGGAGAAGTAGCGGTTCTAGTTTCTCATGGGTACGGCGCAGGCTGGTACTCATGGGAATACGATGAGGATATGCTTTTCGACCCTGAGATTGCACAGGCTCTTCTTGATGGTAAATCTGATAAGGAAATTGCTCGTATTGCTGCACAACGCTATCCAGATGCTTATCTTGGAGGGCTTGACGGGCTTACTGTTCATTGGGTTCCTATTGGTGTCCGATTTCGTATTGAAGAATATGATGGCTCGGAAACTCTTATGGAAGAGTCTAATTATCACTGGGTAGAAGCATAACTTAAAATGGCCCTTGACAACGGGGGCCATTTTTTGTATTATGGGACATAAGGAGATAGAAATGACCAAAGAGCAAGTAGCCAATCTTATCTATGAACGGATTTGTGGTACTTCACAGGATATTCTGATTGGTATTGATTACCTAATTGAAGATGGTGAAATCGACAGAGAATTTTACGGACGAAACGAGTCAGAGATTCTTGACATTGTAGACTCCATGATGTTCACTTGTGCAAATTGCGGATGGACCGTAGATAATTGTGACATGTCTCTTGACGCTAGTAATATGACCGATAGCGTGTGTGTTGACTGCTATAAGGAAGAAGAAGATGCAAGTTGATGTTTACTCTCGTTGGTATCGTGCTTACGGGGCCTATACTCGTGCTCGCAATCAGAAGTTCAAGAACTACTGGTGGGGCGTAATGCAAAAGCTACAGGAGGACTTCTAATGCGAATGCTTAGTGAAATGCTAGAGCTTGCTGTCGAGGCCCATGATGGGCAGGTCGATCTCGCTGGTGTACCCTACATCTTTCATATCATGGCTGTGACCGAGTTCACTCGCCAGCGTTGGGGTCATGAGGACGAGGAGCTACTCTGCATTGCAGCAGGTCATGATCTGCTAGAAGATACGGAAGTAACTTGGCAATTCCTTTATGATAACTTCAATATCCGCGTTGCGAATGGCATTCTCAAGCTTTCTCGCTTCAAGGGTATGAACTATGGAGACTACCAGCGCAATGTGCTTGACAGCATTGATGCTATGAAAGTCAAGCTGTGTGATCTTCGTCACAATATGATGGAAGGTCGCGTTATCATGGATGCAAAGACCGAACGTCGAATGCTCAAGTATCGTGCATTTCGAGACACAATCGAGGAGAAGCTTAGTGAAATTGGTGTATCTTGATATGGATGGAGTGCTGTTTGATCTTCATTCAGCACTCCAGGAGCACACCGGAATTCAGTTTCCAATGGCTGATCGCAATAAGCTCTTCAAGTCCTATCTTCCAGATTTCGTGGAGCGCAATGGATTTGCAACCATTCCACCACTAGAAAATGCACATGAACTCGTAGCGGGTATTCAGGCTATGCGTTGTCATGTGGCAATTCTTACTTCTGGCGGATCATTTCATAAGTCTCGTGGGGAAGTCGCTCGTCAGAAGAAGGAAAGCATCGACAACAACTTTCCATCACTAGAGCCTGTGGCTTTCTGCATCACTAGTAGTGGAGCAATGAAGGCGCGTCTAGCTCACAAGAAGGCGTTTCTTATCGACGATCACGCCCCAAATATTGAAAAGTTTATTGCTGCTGGTGGACACGGTATCGTGTACCACCCTGACGAGTATAAGTCAGTACTAGCGCAAGTTAGGAGTTTTATTAATGTATAAGCTACGTATTCCTGAATGGGAAGATCGTAATGGTGATATTCATCCAGAACGAAATGAGATCGTAGAACTAGTGGACACTCTATGGGGTGGTGTAGAACCTCCTCATGATCTAATCTTCAAGTACTATGGTATTCCTCCTCGGACCGCTTTCAAGGTGACCGATGCGGATCGTTTAGTATTTTATAATCACGACATGGGATACGTTATTGTACCTGATGTACCTCAAAACAAAGGACTCTGGAGCGAATGCTAGTTCTTGAGAAAATGTCAGTTCCGGGCTGGCAGTTCAAATCTGATCATATCGAGCATCTTCTGAATATGCTAGAACAGTGCGTATGCAACAGTTGTAAGCTTACCGAAGAGCAGTATAAGCAGGCTACACTAACTGTAGATGCTGAGTACGACGAATACCGAGATGATTTCAAGCCTCAAACCTACGATCAGTACTCACCAATTGAAAAGATTGAGTGGATGCTAGGAACGCCGTGCGGCTGTGAGTTCGATTTCTACGATGAAGACGAGGGATCAAGTATGACCTTCGTGGAAATTGGTGTTGACTCTCAAGGCTGATTAGGGTATAGTGGGCGAATAAGGAGGAAGCTATGCGTAACCCTATCGCCCGCAACCTGTGGAAATTTAACAAGCCTAAGGCTGTGAAGTCTAAGAAACTCTATTCTAGGAAGATTAAACATGGAACTATCAAGCCACGTAACTGCCAATCTTGACCAATGGGTTGAGAACGGCTTTATTAATGCATCGCAGCGCGAAGCCATTGCACAGCTCATGGAAGAGGCTGTAGAAGATGCCCACGATTCTGGATATGACGAAGGTCATGACCACGGGTATAACGCCGGACTTTCTGACGCATCAGATGACTCGTTTGACCAAGGCTATGCCTCGGCTCTAGCTGACAATAACATTGAGGAGTGTAATAACAATGGATATTTCTTTAGTACTAGACGGAGAACAGGTTTCTAATATCGTATTTACTGATCTTCAGGAGACTCGTGAGCAGTTTCTGGAAGATCTTGAAGGCGGACATATTGGTATCTTCTCCTGCAATGAAGCCTACGATAAGGCGTTGATTGTCAAGCACATTGAAGCTCTTGATCTCATTCTTGAGTGGTATCGAGACCCTAGCGCATGACCGATATTAAGCTGCGCGATTTCATCGCGTCTCAAGCCATGCAGGTTCTACTAGAGAAGTCTTTGGGCTCTCTGGAAAAGTACTCTGTTCACGATATGGCTAAGGACTCATACGCTGTAGCTGATGCTATGGTACTTCAGTCAAGCAAATAAAAAATAGGTGTTGACCTTTCAGCCTGATTCGATTATATTGATTGCATCAGAAGGGGAAACGAAATGTCTAAGATTAACTACACTGAAAAGATGCTCAACGAACTCAAGTCGATGGGCGTTATTACCTACGATATGGCTAATGTCTTTGCTCTCAAGCACAACATTAGCATTCGAAGCGTCGTTGCAAAGGTTCGCTCGATGGAGCTTCCTTATGAGCCTAAGGTGTCTACTGACAAGCCGAAGGTGACTAAGGCTCCCGCGGAATCGAAGGCAGCTATTGCTGCTGAAATCGAGTCCATGCTTAACGTGACTTTCAAGGGTCTCGATAAGCTCGTACTAGAAGATCTCGTGAAGCTTCGTAATGTCGTCAAGACCGCGATGTGAAATACGGGGGTCGGTTAAAAATAATCATTGACACCGACCCCTAAGTATGTTATAACAGTTATCTTGAAACGAAAGGACTTCCTTATGATTATTTGTGACAACGAGCAATTTAAGGAAGCCGCCGAGTTCTATGCCGCTAAGCTTGGCATTCCTGACTCTACCATTATTGTAGTCGGTGTTTATCCCGATATGCCTGTAGCCGGGTACTGTGAGTACCATGACGAAGACGTGTATCCCTATTTTATTGTAGGTATCGAAGATAACGACGAGGAGTCTGGCGAGGAAGATCCGATTGCGGTTCTCGCTCATGAGATGGTGCATGTCAAGCAGTATGCTAATGGCGAACTCGTAGATCACGGTAAGTATTGTAGCTGGCACGGTAAGAAGTACGAAGCTGACGAGGCTAACTCGGAAAACTACTTCTTTAGCCCTTGGGAGATAGAAAGTTTCGGAATGCAAGTGGGCCTATATAGACTGTACCTCCGTCATATTGAAGCACAGCAAGTAATTTAGATACCATTTTAATTATAAGTCTTGACTTCCATGCTCATGGGAGGTATAATACTCTCATGACAAAAGAAAAATGGACTTCTGAAGATGAGCTATATTTAAAAAATCACTATATGAATACGGCTATAACTGACATAGCCGTATATCTAAATAGGACTGTTAAATCTATAGAGAATAAATCTAGTAGACTTGGCTTAAAGAAGCATAGAGACTGGACCGTGGAAGAAGATAGGTTCATGATAGATAACTATCATCTGCTGGGCATTCATAAATGTGCAGAAGCACTGGATAGGTCCGTTGGTGCTATTAGAAGCCGAGCTAATAATATTCTAAACGTGAAGTCATCTGCAAGAATAAACACTAATAATGATATAAATGAAGAATGGTTAAAAAATACTCCAGAATTCATTCAACTTAGTGAGTATCACGGAACAAAAAAGAAAACCTTATACAAGCATTTAGAGTGTGGTCACGAATGGTACACCACACCTTCAACCTTAAAGAGTGCATTAGCTAATGGAACCGGAGGCTGTCCCTATTGTACTGCCAGACGCAAGTACAGTAAAGTAGCTATTCAATGGCTTAATAGTTTAAATAACCCTAACATATTACACGCCGAGAATGGTGGTGAACAAGTTATATTAGGATTTAAAGTAGATGGATACGATCCAACTACAAATACTGTATATGAATTTCACGGAGACGCATATCACGGAAATCTAGATATATACAGTTATGATTTTTACTGTCACCCATATGATAAAACAATTACTGCTGAAGAATTGTGGGATAAAACCTTCTTAAGAATGAAGGAGTTATCAACAGTATCTAACGTAATTTATATATGGGAAAATGATTTTATTAATAAAAAGCCATACTGTATATTTTAAGGATTTATATTATGTCATACACAGAAGAAATTACCCAGATTATCATTGATGAATACAGTGCTGATCCTACTCGGGCGACCGTTGATCGTCTCGCAGAGGAACATGGCAAAAGTGCGCGATCAATTATCGCCAAACTCTCTAGTGCGGGTGTTTATCAGGCTCCTGCTCGTGTTAGCAAGAACGGGGAACCAATCACTCGCAAGGAAGACCTTGTGAAGGAAATAGGGCAGTGGTTCGGGCTGGAAATTCCTAGCCTTGCAAAAGCCGGTAAGCTCGATCTTCAGGCGCTGCACAAGGCACTGTCAAATGCAGATTATATTCGCGCGCATCTAGTAGATCTAGAAGAAGCGGCATAAAGAGATTACGGACGGTTAGCTCAGTAGGCAGAGCAACGGGCTTTTAACCTGTAGGTCCTGGGTTCGAGCCCCAGACCGTCCACCAAAATAGATGTTGACACGCTGCCTTATTTTTGATATAAGAGTGTTAACAAAAGGAGGTATAGGCATGTTCGTTGTAGCAAAGATGAATTTTTTCGATAATGAGCTTACGCAGGAACTATTTGATTTCGAGGGCAGTCTTTATGAGGCTTATCTTCGTCACTATATCTGGGACTTTAGCCCCGAGCTAGAGACTATAGCAGAGCTTAATTCAATCGAGATGATTAAGAACTACTATTTCGATGCGGATATGCTGATTAACATTTTAGAAATGCCCGGTTAACTCAGCGGTAGAGTGCCTCGTTTACACCGAGATTGTCGGCGGTTCAATCCCGTCACCGGGTACCAGATTTATGGGGAATTAGCGCAGTCTGGTTAGCGCACCTGCTTTGGGAGCAGGGGGTCGTAGGTTCGAATCCTACATTCCCGACCAGTTTTAAAGGATGTTTAACATATGATTGTTACAACAGTTCTGGAGCAGAAAAAAGTATACGCTGCTGCAAGAAAGCTCGGCGGATATCGTGAATTGGTAGCATATGCTATGCAGCAGAAAGAAAAACGTAATGGCATATTGTAGTGAAGACGGATGTTATCGAACAGAACCATGCGGTCCTTTTTGCAGAGACAATGGAAACTTTGATAAGAACCCCGTTGATGATAAGAAATTACAAGAAAAGAAATTACAAGAAAAGAAATAATATACACATGCCGGGTTAGCTCAGGGGTAGAGTGCCTCGTTTACACCGAGATTGTCGGCGGTTCAATCCCGTCACCGGGTACCAGATTTATGGGGAATTAGCTCATTTGGGAGAGCGTCTGCTTTGCACGCAGAAGGTGATCGGTTCGAAACCGATATTCTCCACCAGAATATGCGAGTATGGCGGAATTGGTAGACGCGCTGGTTTTAGGTACCAGTGGCTTATGTCGTGGGGGTTCGAGTCCCTCTACTCGTACCAGATAAGTGCCGCAGTAACCACCCTGAATACGAATCAGGAGTAAGGTAACTGGAGGAAGATGCAGGTTCGAATCCTGTCTGCGGCTCCATATAGAAGCATTTGGCGAATACACTACTTCTAATCAATAGAGTACACACTAAACATGACCTGCAGGCATGTATTAGTCGATCTTCTATTTAGATATTAGTGTATTCTCCTAATGCCTCTGTAGCTCAGCTGGTAGAGCATCGGTTTGAAGAACCGAGTGTCGGGGGTTCGAAACCCTCTGGAGGCACCAGCATATAATGGACCAGTAGCTCAGTTGGCAGAGCGCGGGACTCTTAATCCTTAGGTCGTGGGTTCGAACCCCTCCTGGTCTACCATTTAAAATGGCCCGGTCGTCTAGTGGCTAGGACACTGCCCTCTCACGGCAGAGAAGCGGGATCGAAACCCGTTCGGGCTACCATAAAAATAGTTCTTGACTAATGTGTCTTCGTTTGATATAAAAGATTATCAGACGGAGGAAATAGCCATGAGTAATCTCGGTACGCGATCAAGGACAGTAACTCTAGAGACTTGGATTAATAATCCTCGAATTCAAGAGGGTATTCTGTCTCTGTATGCAGGCGAGCCTTTTGATGACACAAAAAGCCCCGGCTATGAGATTGGTCGTCAGATTGCAATTCTTGCTAAGAATGCCGGTCTAATGACTCGTGGTGATATTCTTCGGAAGAAGCCTAACTCTAGCCAGATGGCTATTGTTAAGACCAAAATGAAGATTTTGCATGATATAGTGTATCGTCAACTACAATTGAAGGAGTTGGCCGCATGAAACTTTTTAAGAAGATGAAGGACGGCGGTCCTGAAAGCACAGTAACAGGCTATTGGCTTATCGAAGCCAAGAGTGCATTTTCTATTCTATTGCTAAGGTTTGATGGAAAGAGTCGGGAGGCCTTTCATAATCACGCTTTTAACTGTGTTAGCTGGGTTCTTCGTGGCAAGCTAACAGAAACAATGATTGATGAAACAGTCAGGGAATATCGCCCTAGTCTGCTTCCTTTCATTACCACACGAAGCGATTTTCACAAAGTTGATTCAGATGGTGTAACATTTGTCTTGACTTTTCGTGGTCCATGGGCTAAAACATGGAACGAGTTCACAGATAAGTTTATCACCCTAGAGAGTGGTAGAAAGATTATTGGGTAGTATGCGCGAGTGGACGCGTCCCGGATTGTAACCCCGGCGTCGAAAGACATGGTAGGTTCGAACCCTACACTACCCACCAGAATTATAAATAAGCGGCCACCTCTCGACGATGTTAATGCCTAGAGAAATATATTGAAAATGAATAATGATACAGCTTATAAGGTTATAGTTGATCTTATAAAAGCGGATTTATTACCTACTACTGATTTTGAAATTACAGAGTTTCACCTTCAATCTTACATTAAGTTATACACCTTATATAAAGGTTATAATGAGTCTTGGGCTGCCAAACAGTCCAATATTAGATATGCTAGAAAACTGGCAGGTCTTACTCTTATAAAGTATAAGCTAAGTTTAGGATTGAAATCTAATCAGTGTAAAGAAGGATTTGTATATACTGTATCTAATCCTGCTTGGCCTAATATGCTTAAGCTGGGGATGACTATAAATGTAAAAGAAAGATTATCTAAGTATCAGACCTACTCTCCTTTCAGAGATTATAAAGTAGAAGCCTATGAATTTGTATTTAATAGGCGAGAGACCGAAGCCTTTGTCAAAGATAAGTTTAAACTATCTATTGAGGCCGGTGAATGGATTTCTGGTATTAAAGCTTCACAAGTTATAAAAAGTATTTCTTAATTATTCCCTATGGGCCGGATAGGTACTGGCGCAGGATTGTTAATCCTGAAGTTTTAGGTTCGAATCCTAAATAGGGAGCCAGTTATTATTGCCGGATCGTCTAATGGTAGGACGGTAGACTCTGACTCTATTGGTCTAGGTTCGAATCCTAGTCTGGCATCCAGATTTAATGGAAGGTTAACCGAGGCGGCCCTCGGCACGGTCTTGAAAACCGTTGGTGCCCTGACCGGCATGGAGATCGACACTGCCAGCCTTCCTCCAGTTAAAATAAGTGTTGACATTATAGCCCAATCTTTGTAAGATGGGGCATCAAGACAGAGAAAGGGATTATAATGTTTAAGTCTAAGTCGCTTGAAGGTATTCTTTCCACTTTTACGCAGGTTCATGCCGATCTTCAGGATTTCGTAAGCCGTACTAACGCACAGCGTGACAATCACCTTGAAGAAGCGAAGTTCCATGCTGACGCGGCTCGCGCTAAGAATGGCGAGATTGACCGCGCACAGAGCGTAATGGAAAAGATTGCCCAGCTCGTAAGCTAATTAATGACCTAGGGTTCCTCCGGTTGGAAGCTACACTGTCTATGTAGTCGCAGCGGGTTCAATTCCCGTCTAGGTCGCCATGCTCGTGTCGTCTAATGGCTAAGGCACCCGGCCGATTACCGGATTATTGGGGTTCGAGTCCCTACACGAGTACCAGTTTAACGTCGCGTTTGTCCAACGGCTAAGACGCAGGACTGCAAATCCTTGAGATGCCGGTTCAAATCCGGTGCGCGACTCCACTTAAAATATATCTTGACTTTAAGTGCTCATTCAACTATATTGTTTCTCAGAAAGGAAATTGAAATGAAGACTCTAGTTGTAAAGTTCGATAGCTACGGTGGTAAGGACTATCACTACCTCGTAGATGACGCTGCAAAAGTCTCCATCGGAGACAATGTAGTTGTTCACAACGGTTCAGAATATCGCATCGTGAAGGTAATTGACATTAAGGCAGGCGCATCTTCGCGCGCTACCAAGACCGTCGTTACCATTCTGGGTGCTGATCTGTTCGCACAGTATCAGGAAGCCAACAAGCGAGTTGCAGAGCAGCGCGATCTTTTCGCCCGCCTTGACCAGCTTCTTGCACAGGAGAGCGAAAATAACAAGTATCGCCTTCTTGCACAGGCTAATGCCGAGGCTGCTGAGATTCTCTCGAAGCTCGGTATCAAGTAATTAAATAGGGGAGAGGCCTTACTGTTGCCTCTCCCCAACCATCTAGAAGTAGCTCAAGCGGTAGAGCGTCCGGTTTGGGACCGGAAGGCTGTAGGTTCAAGTCCTATCTTCTAGACCAGGCTCCTATAGTATAATGGCCATTACAGGGTCTTGGTAAGACTCAAAAGAAAGTTCAATTCTTTCTAGGAGCACCAGTGAGACGGCGTAGTGTAGTGGTAACACGGCAGTTTGTGGTACTGCAGTCGCGGATTCGATTTCCGCCGTCGCGACCAATTTTAATGGCCCGGTCGTCTAGTGGCTAGGATACCTCCCTTTCAAGGAGAAGAAGCGGGATCGAAACCCGTTCGGGCTACCAGTTTTGGAGAGTTAAGTGAATGTTAATCAAAAAGGCGTAAAAGGTCTTATAAAAGTTATTGATAACCTACAAGACCAGGGATTCTACTGTTTTCCTGCTTTCGATGATCATTCACCAGTAGATTTAATAGCCTTATCTGAAGACGGAAAAACCTATAGACTACAGATAAAGTATAGGGGCCTAGATACTACATTATATACTAGTTCCGTAGTTAATGGTAAAAGAGTAGATGTAAATAGAGATCTAATAGATGGGTGGGCAGTATATTTATCTACTGAAAATAAAGTAGTATATATTTCAAAACAATTTATGGAAACACGCAAAACCCATAAAATAGATACTACTAAATATGCTTATGGAGAGTTGTCTGAGTGGTCTAAAGATCCTCTTTGCTAAAGAGGCGTACTAGCGATGGTACCATTGGTTCGAATCCAATACTCTCCTCCAGCATTACTGAAAATAGTACTTGACTTTTAGTGCTAAAATTGATATAAAAGATTATCAAGAGCGGGACACGAGGTTTCCGAGAGCGAAGTTCTTGATAAACGTAACTAGGCGAACCTAACAAGACGTGCTAGTAGATGAATGGCTCGTTTCCATGGTGCACAATTCTTGAATATGGAGACCTTGCTTACTAGATACGATCGGCTATGGTCTGGCCAGACAACCGAGGCGAGTGAGTAGTAAACCAGTTATCGGCTTATCGGCCCAGTTGACAACGGACTATATCGTTGCTACGTAAGTGGAAGTGCCACACCCTCTCACAGAGAGGTGGAACGGCGGCTTACTTTATAACTAGGTACGCCTAGTTCGTGCGTAGGATCGAGTGCACGTTAAGAATTTTCGTAAGCTAGGAGTGAAGCGCAGCCTAGCAGCTTTGGGTGGTTGTGCTACAACAACCATCCCTTTGATAAGCACTGAAATTCAGTACTTTTCTAAGGATTTAAAAAATAGTACTTGACTTTCATCTGAAAGTTTTGTATAAAAGATTATCAAGAGCCAAGGCCCATCCGAGAAACTCTTGATGATAGTCAACACACTGCCTAGCGGTTGAGACAGGCTTTTCACGCCGGGACGATTGTGCCATAAACAATAGTTTCCCGGCATTTAAACGAATACTGTCAGTACAGTGGGAAGTACAGATGGACAACACTAGGATGCGGTTCGAATCCGCGCAGTATTCTTTTAAGTTTCAAAAAAATAGATCTTGACTTTCATGGTCAAATCATCTATAAAAGATATTCAAGAGCGGCATAGCGCTCTATAATGGCGGATAGTGTGGTGACACACTATTGACGGGGATTCCTACATACCCGTGAACGTCGCTATGCAAGCTAGGGTTGAGTATGACTCGGATGATCTCCGAAAGCATACTGCTGTCAGTGATGGCAGTCAAATTATAACGAGCGGTTGAAGTCCGAAAGGATATACGCCCAGAGCCAGTCGGTGAGGGATTAAAAGGGTTGGCCCCCGATCTTCAACATGCCAACGTCTTGTTATAGTGACAACTAACTAGTAGTCACTCTGTCCGATCATTCGCGTGAAAGGGCTAAGTGGCAATGCAATGGGTGAGAGTCCAGAAGCATGGTTTAGTATCCCGCAAGGAGAAAGACAGTCGGAGTGCTGTATTTTGTTTCCCAAAAGGAAATGAAGCAGCGGAAGTGGCACTTCGAGGTAGGTTAGCAACTTTACGTTTAGCTCAGTTCGGCAGAGCAATAGTCTATTAAACTATGGGTCGCAGGTTCAACTCCTGTAACGTATATCTCACGATATATTAAAACGCAAAGTCCGCTTCGGTATCATGTGAAAGGTGCTTAATACCACCCCGCAAGGAAGGTGGTGCAATGGAGGCCGCAAGCCAAAGTTGTTTGTTCGGAAAGACTACGGAGATTCTTAGCGGAATCTAGTTGCTCGCAAGGCAGACGGGTGATTGATGGACGACTAGCATGATATGACAGCGCAATCGCGAGCGCTTTATAAATACGCAGCACTGAAAGTTACTAGGCAAGCCGTTGGAGGCTGTTTAGTGGATAACGGTAGAACCATCCTCGCAAGGGATCGGGTAATGACCAAAGACTTTCGATAGAAGCAGTAATCTCATGCTTCGCATAGCATTCTTCGGAGTGCTATTAAACGACATTAGTATACATTCAAGGCCGAATTTATAGAAACGATCGTGGTTATTGGTCCTTCATCACTTTACTAGTGTCTTTTAATAGCATTTATCGCGGGCGGGTGGTTCAGTATCACACATGGCTCATAACCTTGAAAACCGGTGCAAATCCGTGGCTCCGCAACCAGTTACTTCCGTCGTCAACACGGTAACGCGCAGAACAGGTAGGTGTCGTTATAATAACTTCTGTGGACGGCCTTTTTATTATACCAGTGTAGCTCAGTGGTAGAGCGCGGGCCTCATATGCCTAAGGTCGTGAGTTCGAGCCTCACCATCTGGTACCAAGTTTTGCAGCATTTCTCCTGAGAGAGGACTTACCCTTCCAAGGTAATGGACTCGGTTTGAATCCGGGATGCTGCTCCAGTATAGTAGTGATGATCTAATCCAGGATACCCGGAGAATTAGCCGGGTCGTGCGGGTATTCAGTCCCGTTCACTACTTCCAACATAGCCGTATTCTTACGGCTATAACTTAGCCCCTTTATTGGGATATGCAAAAGGCCAGTGGCCGCTAAGCGTCGCGATGGAGCAGCGTGAGACTCCCGCACAATACTATGGTGGTTCCATTGAGTGACGAAAAGTCCCAGTTAACCAACTGGTCCGGTTCTAGGCTACCGATTATCTAGCGTATTGCCATTTCCTACGAGAAGATTAGAAATGCGTCTTTATTTGGGGTATCTTGCGATAGTAGAATCTCCAATGCCCACTAGGAAAGCCTAGTAGTCGAACTAACGTGGTTTGCAACATAAGGGTCGATCATCTTCGTGATGGTCGGCCCTTTTTTATGTCCGCATAAAATAATACTTGACTCCAAGCATATTTTGTTGTATAAAGTCTAAATGGAACATTATGAATTAGATCTAGACGACGATACTTGGGTTCTCAACAGGCATAGCGAAGATTCGATATATGCCATTGAAGTGAAAGAATCCAAGGATATCAATGACATTTTTCTAGCTATGTTTAAAGACAAAGCCTGCCGCGGACGCGGAAGCACAGTGAGAATTGGATGACCGAAAAACAGCCTAGCGCCGACGAGATTGTAAAGATACTAACCGAGAGTTACATGCGCATGGCTCAACAGGCGGCTGATATTGCTTACGCTAGACGATGCCTATACGATGCTTATAGAATAGAGGGATTTACTCCCGAAGAAGCACTAGAACTTTGTAAGATACTTTAATTTTTATATTGACTTTGCCTGTTTATTTAAATATAATGAGGCATATCAGGAGCAAATGATGGCTTTTCAAGGAGCACGTCGTATGGGTAAGCAGGAAGTAGCTATTCGTAGTCTGCCAGATAATCCCAGCAAACATATTTACTGGATTGTCTATAATCGAGATATGGTTGCATATACCGAGAATCTTATCGAACAGATTCGGGGTCCGGAATATATGTCGCATGTCACTGTGGTCGCCAAGAGCGATCCTAGTAGGGATCGTACCAAGGGCTCAATCTATTTTGATCCAACTCTTATGGATCTGATTGGTAACGGTGGCTATGGATGATAGACAACGAGTAGTGTATCTACTAGCACATGGTTGGACTGACTTTGATCTCATTCAAAAGCATCTAGAAATATCTGACGAGGATATGGAAGAAATCATGGAATGGCTCATAGCAGAGGACTATATTCGGTCTTACACAATTCATTAGGAAAATTATGGAAATTAACTGTACAAAATGCGTATTTTGCGAGCTAGTAGTAAAGGCTGGCGATTTATTTACTGTTCTAGATCCTTATGGAATGGAAGTAAATAAGTCTCATGGTAACAATATTTATATCTGTCGAGCAAATCCTCCAATCACCGGAGAATGGCCAGAAGTTACTGAAAACGACTGGTGTGGTAAACTTCAACTAAAGGAAAAAGTAAGTGAATAAGTTTCTAATTGCCCTAGTATCTATGCTTGCTCTCGCTGGCTGCAATGAAGATTTGCGTCAGTCGTCTGATGCGATTCAAAACAAGAAGCAGGAAGAAATCTCAAAGCAGGCTATTCAGTCTGTAGGACTTCCAGCAATCGTAAACTTTCAGGAAAAGCGAGTTTATAAGGACATTTACGAACTTCGTGATCGTCCCAATCTTGTAACCTATACTTATCTTGTAGACATGAATGGCGGACTACATAAGGTCTGTGATTCAATTGGTTTTGGTATCTCTGAGTCCACTCAATATACTAGCCCTGAGAAGCTAGTCTCTATCCGAATTGATGGAGTGGATCGTATCCCAATGCCTCAGGCTGACCCTAATGGTCTCTTTAGCTCACCCTCGTCAAATGGTACTTGGGTAATGTGCAAGGTCCCAGGCAAGGACGAGGTTCAGCCTATTCGCGCAGAACCTAATCTAGTCACTTCGACGTTTCCACTTAAGTAAGGATTCAACATGCGTACAGTTCTTGTAACACTAGCAGGTATTGTTCTTCTACTCGTTTCTGGCTTTGGTCTAGCATACTTTGGCTTTCAGATGGATTCTTTCTTTCAGCCTCGATACCGTGCACTAGATGCGAAGGTATTCAAGGAGAGCGAACAGTACAACGATGGTATGGTTCGCGATCTAGCAGAACTTAAGCGTCAGTACGATCAGGCAGACCCTGCTGGCAAGGCCGCCCTGCGGCCAGTGATCCGGCATCGCTTCGAAGTTTATGATACCAATAAGCTTCCAGCTGATCTAGCTGCGTTTTACCAATCAATGTGATAAAAGGGGAGGCTTCGGCTTCCCCTTTTTTATTTCTTGACTTTCAAGCCGCTTTGATGTATATTCATACTTTAAGGAGTAAAGCATGGACAAGTTTACGAGAGAATTTAACGAATACAATGCGCT